TACCAAACATAAACTATCAAAATCTTGAGGAATTAAATTCCCCAGGACGAACATTTCAGAATAAAAATCTCTTCAGAAGAGCAAAACTCAGAGAAGATATTGCATCTAATATGATCTTTTTTGAGGATTATTTTATCGTGGGTGATGAAAGACCCGATAATGTTGCGTTCAAAGTTTATGGTGAAGAAGATTTGGACTGGGTGATATTAATTACTAATAATATTTTAAATATCCAAGAAGAATGGCCCATGCCAAGTAGATTATATAATGAACATTTACTAGAAAAGTATGGAAGTTATGAAGCAATCTATGAAATTCATCACTATGAAACTAAAGTCATAACAAATGTTGATGGTGTAGTAGTACTGCCAGGAGGACTACAAGTTGATCAAAACTTTAGGTTTGAATATTTTGAAGAAACTATAGGCAAGCATGTGACTCTTGAAGATTGTGCTAGTGCAGTCACAAATTATGCATATGAAGAGAGAATTCAAGAGAAAAAGAGAACAATCAAAATCTTAAAACCAAAATACTTAAATCTTGTATTTGAAGATACTGCAGAAATCATGTCATATAGAAAGGGTTCCACTGGTTTTATCAGCAGAACCCTTAAAGATACGGAATCTATTTAAATATTAAACTATAATAAGTTGCAACAACTAAGAGGGTTAAACAAACCCTCTCATATGTCCATCTCACTCTTCTTCAGCAAGTTTCTGGAAGAATGAGAGTGCATCATCCTCTTCTGTGGTAGTTTCCAGAGAAGGTTCAGGTGCAGGGTGAGGAGTTGGAGTTGGAGTAGAACTGAACTTAGGAGTGAAGGAAGGTTCTTCACCACGGTTCTGACGACGGAACTCCTCTTCCTCCTCTACAGTTTCCTGATCTTGGAAACGAGGAGTACCTTTGTTACCTAGAACATAGTCAAGACGCTTCTTCAGATCCTCATAAGACTTGAATTGATCTGCGGCAACCAGGGCAGCAAGAGAATACTCTTTCTTCCACAGTGCTTCTAGTGCATCATCGTCATCCAGAAGAGCACCAGGACGATCAAACTCAGAAGAGTCATAGTTCCAGTAACCTGCAACCTTCTTGATCTTCAGTTTGAAGTTAGCACCCTGCCAGAAATCGAAGGGATTGATAGGTTGCTCATCTTCAAACTCAGGTTGCATTGCTTCCATGATCTTGTCAAAGATCTTCTTACCAAACTTGTACAGGAAGACTTGACCTTCATTGGAAGGATTTGCAGTATCCTTGACAACATAGATGTTGGCATAGTAGGACAGTTTACGTTTTTGCTTACGAACAGTTTCCTTGTCTGCTTCGTTACCACTGTTCCAGAGTTCACGATTGTACTCGGAGACAGGATCCTTCTGACCGATAGTGGTGAGAGAGTTCTCAATGAACCAACCACCAGGACCTTGGAAAGCATGTGAATACATCTTTGCCCAAGGGAGTTCTTCACCATCAGGTGCAGGAAGGAAACGAATGACAGCATAACCATTGCCAGACTTATCAAGTTCTGGCTTCCACAGTCGGTCATCGGAGTTACTGTTGGTGTTGAGTTTCTCTACTTCTTTCACCAACTTGGCAGTAAGATTTCCAAGTGAAGACTGCTTCTTTAGATTTGAAAAGGACATTCGGATTACCTCGGTTTGTTTGTATTGTGGCTTGTGTGCTCTGCAATTATAGCAGGCATTCTATTTAGTGTCAATCAATTTCCTTGATTAATTGCTCCTTGAGATTGCCAACCAACTTGGTCATGTTAGCAAAGAGTGCGTTCATGTCAACGTCTTCTGGCAAACCCATCATCGATGCGGAGTCCTGAATTCTTAGTTTCATATTCAGTGCATCGGGATCATCAGACAATGCAAGTCTCATATAGAGAATCTTTTGCTTCTCCATAAGAGTCTCAAGATCATTGATATGTCTGAGTTTACCTTCTCTATCTAAACTTGGGAAGGTAAACACATTTGAATATACTTTTTCTTGTAACTTTGAGATTTCTTGCATCTCAGTTTGCACAAGTTCTGAGTCGAAGAAACTCATAACACTATCTCCTTGAGTATTTTTTTGTATTTAAAGACATCGATATTTAGAAAGGGAATATATTTTTTAATTCGTAGACTAGTTAATTCCCATACTGGATCCTTCAAAGACTTATCAAAGTGCTTCTTATATCCTAAGATCTTTTCCAATATTACTAGTGTTTCTATCGAAATATCACCACACAAATGCTTCTTTAAAATGGTTGGATGACCATTCTTTACAGAAAACAAGGCATCAAAGTCTTGATTTTCAACGAGACTTTGTACTTCCTCCTTGAAAATATACGACAGAGATTGATTCCTCTTCTGCCACTTAGTATAATTCATCTGACCAGAACGAATGATCTCACCAATCCATAAGGTCTGTGGATCATCACATGAAATAAAGTTAGAGACAAAAAAGTCCCTAACTTCATCATCATTCTTCTGTCTAGAAATTTTCTCAAACCAGTACCGATCTTTCCTTTTGTAGAAAGACTGAAGAGAGGCACGGGTTTTACCACAATACTTATGATAGTCATAAGAATCTTTTGTAAAATGATTCTTCAAACCAAGATAAGTTTTATAGCAATCAAATGGAGTCATCTTCAACATAATATTTTTGAAAAACCCTTCGCGTGAAAAATTTTTGGGGATTTTTTTTCGACCTAAAATGGATTTAAAGGTCGATTTTCAAATTGAGAGTTTAGCTCTACTACTTCTCTTCAAGAAGTTAAGTTCCATTGCTTCGTATTTAATTTTTTCTTTTAACGGTTTTGAAATTAGTTTAGGAATAGATTCAACATCTATCTTATTGAGTTCACAGAAATACATTACACTATCAATGTAACTCATATCAGAATTCTTAGTATAGATTTCTTCAATATCCTGTGATACTTTTGCCTGTGAATAGAATTTATTTTCTAGTTCCTTTTCTAACTCTTCGTTTTCTTTCTTAGGCATAACATCGGAAAAGATCGATAACATATAATAAAAATCAGTTCATGTGTATATTATAACATTAGGTATACTAAAGGTCAAGCAAGTTTATCTTCGACAAACTTTTTGATGTACTTAGTTAATAGACGAATATATTTTTCTTTATTGTACTCTTCGTATACTTCTACTTCACCGTTCTCACAAGACATAATAATTACGAACTTCTTGACTGATAGACCAGTCAATTCATGAAGCATACACGCATACGCACAGCACTGCACGAAGTAGTTTTCGATCCACTCTCTGGGTTTGGGTTTCTTAGATGTTTTGAAGTCTATGATCGAAAGCTCACCGTCAAACTCTGCAATACAATCGACGGTTCCTGCAATACCTAGGTACTGACTATATAGGGACCTTTCAAGAGCGTAAATATTATTTATCCTCTTAAGGTCATCTTTCGCAAGTAAGTACAGAAACTCTGACAATGGTTGAACAGAACCAGATGGCATCTCTTGATTACGAAGAAAGTTTTCTACAAGGGTATGCATATCAGTACCACGACTTGTAGCCTTCTTAGTAATCTTATTTGCCTCATCCTCACCAACTCTCTTCCTCCACTTCGCAAAAGTCTCACGATTGAAGTGACTGGTAATTGATGTGACAGATACTAACTTGAGTGGACCTTCATGGGTTGGAACAGTATAGTAACGAACTCCATCAATAGTTTCTCTACTAAGTTCTGGTAGGTCTATGTCAATGTGATTAAACATTGTGGAAAGGGCATTTTGCTCTGGCATCTTTATCAAATAAAATTGTGTTCATAAACTTAGGATCTTTAACAAGAGTATCTCTTCTCTCTTCAAACGAATCTAGAAGTTCTTCTGATACTTCTTTCTTTATAAGAGTGAATTTATCATTCATATTCTCACTATAGAATCTTACTCTATAAAGAGGATCTCCCTTCTCAATGTAAATATCTTCTGACCCATCTTGGAACTTGAGTGCGAGAGATGTAGTTCTGGGATGACTTCCAATATTAAACCACCCACCAATAGCAATAAAGTTATTGTTGAGTGCTGTCTCTGGATGATCTAAAAATTCAAACCAAACATATTCATTATCAAAGTCTGTCCAGAAGTGTGCATTAGGGAACTTCAATTGAACAACTGGTTGATCATGATCCATATCACTGTCAACATAGTAAACCATGTCATCAGCAAACTCTTCTTCCCCAAAAGGAATTTCAACTACATCTTCGTCATCTACTTTGTACCAAAGCATATCATCGTCCACACCCATTCGGAATGTACATGGTGAATATCCAATGAATGTTCTATTGTGTCTGTGTTTCCAGACTGGACAATCACTGTAAGTATATTCTTTATGGATAGATGGATCTTCTACACTAATAGTATTTTCTTCAAAAAAGTCCTGAGGACAATAATATACTTTGAAACTCATAGAATACCTAGTTCATTCTTTGCAATGATGTACTCTCTACACAGACCAGATCTTACGATATCATCAGCATCAAACTCAACAATATCAACTGATGGCATTTGCTCTAGGATTTTCATAAAGTCAACGATACCATTCTTCTCGTTGGTCTTTACTAGATCACTTTGAGAACCATCTCCACAGAACATGATCTTACAGTTGTCTCCAACCCGTGTGATAATACTATCAAGTTCATGATAGTTCAAGTTCTGGAATTCGTCAATAAGCAGAATAGCATTATCGAATGTAGTGCCTCGGATGAATGATGTGCTCCAGAAACTAACTGTTCCTTGGGTCTTTAGATTACCATAGAGCATTTCAAACTCAGCATCAGAAGGCATCTGGAACATGTACTTGACCATGTTCTTATATGGGATCTGATAGAGATTAGACTTATCATCATGGTCTCCAGGCAAGAAACCAATCTCACGGGTTGCTACAAGAGACCTAATCACGTACACCTTTTCATATGGTGTAAATTGATCTAGAACTTCTTTGATTGCATGATATAGGGTGATAAAAGTTTTACCTGTGCCAGCAGTTCCATAAGCAACAATGTGTTTGCCTTCTTCATATGCACTGAACAACTTCTTCTGATTTTCAGTGAGTGGTTCAATAGGTAAAAGGTGATCACTATTGATTGGTTTCTTACCCTTAAGTGCCTGACGTTGATACTCCGAATTAATACCAACGTTATCGTTGTTTCTTTTCCGTCTAGCCATATCAGATCTTTAGATTTTGTGCTCCAGGTTGTTTTGATGCTCGTTCAAGAACTTCATTCCATCCTGGTTTGGATTTTACAAGTTTGTCTTTCCACTCACCAACTGGTTCAAGTCCCAATCCAGGTGAATTTTCTGGAGTATAGAACCGTTCCCAATCTGGGTTATCTATTTTCCACTGATCCCATTCGTGAATACTCATCTTCACTTCTTTGGTCTCACCAGTCTCCTTATGTTTTACAGGATATGTTGCCATGATTATCACTGAGTGTAGTTTATTTAGATCTTAATCCAACGTTCGTTTGCGAGTGTCCATTCAACAACTTCTTTGACACGATCACGGATATCTTTAGGTTGCCATCCCATTGCTCGCATCTTCTCACCAGACAATGCATAACGTAGATCGTGTCCAGGACGTGCAGAATGGAAGTCAACCATCTCATACTTAAGTTCCTTGCCCTGAGCATCAGCAATCAATTGTGCAAGTTGTAGGTTGTTCAGTTCCTCAGCACCAACAATATTAAACTTAGGACACTTTGCACCACCCCAAGTGTAAGATTCTACATTCTTACCAAGTAGGAATAGAAGTGCATCAGCAACATCCTCAGCATGGATGTAATGTCGTGAACCAGGAATTTTTTTAGTTGGATCACTGTGAATGGTAATTGTTTCACCATCCCGCACACGTTTAATACACATTGGAATGTACTTCTCTGGATGCTGACGTTGCCCAAAGACATTCATCGTGTGAGTGATGTAGACAGGAACACCATAAGTATTATGGAATGCAACTGCTAGTTCTTCACCACCTGCCTTTGTTGCACTATATGGGTTAGTAGAATTGTAACGATCATTCTCCTCATACAAGATGCCGTCTGGTGCAGGACCAAAGACCTCATCAGTACCGAAGTAAATAAACCGTTCTAGATGATCTAGACCACGGGCATAGTCAAGGATGTTGCAGGTTGCTACAACGTTATCCATGACGAATTCCATGGGATATTCGATGCTGCGATCAACATGAGAACCAGCAGCAAGATGAAGGATGTAGTCAACCTTACCAATGTCTGCAGCAATCAGTGGGTTCACTGCTGCTTTTAGATCATGGAATACAACCCTTACCCGAGAACGATCCTCAGCAGAAAAATCTTTAAGAACGTCCTGAAGACGATTAAGATTTCCACTGAAGTCTAGACGATCTAGCGTAACTACTTCCCAGTCTGTGTTCTTCAGAATCTGTGAAAT